CACAAGTCAACACCCGTGAGAAGGGTGTCGTGAACAGGATCGGACTGGTTCACCGCCACGAAGGCGGCATCGGCTACCTGGGTCCGTTCGTGGCCCTGAGGGAGGAGGCAGACGGGCTGTGGGGCGACGTCACCATCCTGCCCAGGATGGCCGACGACGTGGCGACCCTCCTTGAGGCCGGGGTCAACGAACTGAGCATCGAGTTCCGCCTGCCCGGCCCCGACGCCTCCAACACCTCCCTGGTCGATGGCGTCCGGTGGCGCACCCGAGCGCACCTCGACAACGTGGCGCTGGAGCCACGGGGCGCCTACCGCACGGCCCAAGTCCTCCAGTACCGGGCCGAGCAAGACAACCTGGCAGCGGCAGCCAAGGCCGAAGAAGAGCGGCTGGCCGAGGAGAACAAACGGGCTGAGGCCGAGGCGGCGGTGGCCCTGGAGCGCAAGCGGCGCTGGGATGAGATGGTCGGTCGACTCGACAGCGAGCGCACCAAGCAGGACGAGTTGGTCCGCACCTACGGCATCACCCAGCCAGGCGGTTTCGGCACCGTCTGAGCGAAACACTTGCCTGACAGTCGACTATCAGGCATTCTGATCGCAACACCAAGGTGACGTGAACCGTCCCCGTGGTCGCCAGTGACGTCAGCGTTCCTCCTGGCCGGGAGCCGCCACGCCTGGGTCGCACGGCCGATCCGCCCGAGGTCCACAGACCATACGGAGGACACATGCCGCACGCCCTGGTTGAGGGCTACGTCGCTGAGCGTGACCAGCTTCTCAACACCATTTCCGTTTTCAAGAACACCGCCGCCGATCAGAAGCGTGATCCATCGGAGCCGGAACTCGATGCGATGGACAAGGCGTTTAAGCGCATCGACAAGCTGGACGAGATGATCAAGATCGTGGGCGAGGACCGCACCATGTCCGACGAGACACGGGCCAAGCTCCTCTCCACCCCGGCCACCCCCGAGGTCGGCGGGATCAAGTACCGCAGCGCCGGGGAAATGGTGTGGGACTGCCTGCACGCCCAGTACGGCTCGCAGCAGAACTCCAACGACCAGGACGCCAAGCGCCGCTGGGACCGAGTGATGAAGCGGGCTGCCGAGCACATGGGCACGGGCGACGGCAGCCAGACCACCCCGGTGGCCGGTGGCGTCGGCGGACTGTACGTGGTCCCGGTGGTCGGCCCGGTCATCGACCTGTACCCGAAGGGCCAGCCCTTTCTCACGGCCATCGGTCGCCGCCCGGCCCCGGACGCCATGAGCTTCACCCGGCCGAGGATTGTCGACCCCGACTTCCGTGACGGCGCTGGGCCACAGACCCTCCAGAAGGGCGAACTGACCTCCAAGAAGTTCGACATCAAGGTCGACACCGTGGGGCTGGCGACAGTCGGCGGCTACCTGAACGTGTCGCAGCAACTGATGTCCCTCCAGCCCTCGGGCTGGGACTTGATCGTGGCCCAACTCCAGAAACGGGTGGCCTACCAGGGTGAGGCGTCGGCCATTGCCGAGGTCAATCAGACCACCGCCCACGTCGCCCTGGCTGCTGGCACCACCGACCCCGCCGCCGTCCTGTCGGCTCTGTACGACGCCGCCGCCCTGGTGTACCAGAACACCAACGAACTGCCGTCGTGGATCGCCTACGGCGCTGGGGGCTGGGCCATGCTGGGCAAGCTGGTCGACGCCGCTGGCCGACCGCTGTTCCCGTTCCTGGGTGCGGCCAACGCCTTCGGGCAGGGATCGCTGGCCGACTTCAGCGTCGGGCCACTGGGACTTCAGCAGGTGGTCACCCCGGCCATCGGTGACACCAACATCTACATGGGCAACGACTACGCCCTGGAGGCATACGTCTACAGCTTCCCGATCCTTGAGGCGCCCGAGCCTGCGCTGCTCGGCCGACAGATCGCCGTGGCCGAGGCGATGGCCTTCTACCGGCCGACCACCAAGGAGGCCGGACCTGCCAACACGCCGCCTGCCGAGCAGGACGGTGCGGTGCGGATCGGCCCATGACCTTCATCCCGGCCGTCACCGGGGACGCCGACGCCGACGACCGGGCCATCCCGGTCCGGCGAATGCTGGCCGACTACTACGACCAGTCGCTGCCCACCCGGCTCTACGCCCCGCCGCCGACGCCGGTCGTGACGACCCTGGCCCCGAACTCCATCGTGGTCGCCACGCCCACCGCCGTCGTGGTCACCGGCACCGGCTTCACTCCCTCCTCGTTCGTGTGGGCCGACGAGGAGGAGCAGGCCACCACCTACATCAGTCCCACCCAACTCGACTACTCGGCCGAGGCCGATCAGGTGGGGACGCAGGACATCACCGTCCAGACCCGAGGAGTGGCCTCCAACGCCGTGGTCCTGACGGTCACGGCCACCACCAGGGCGAGCCGGGCGAGCAGGACGACGACCTCGGCCACGGTCCCGCCCGATCCGCCGCCTGACCCCGCACCGGCCGATCCGCCGCCCTCCGATCCGCCGCCTGATCCCGCCCCGGCCTGATGTCCTACGCCACCCCGGACCAGTTGGCCGACGCCCTGGAGATTCGGGTCACCCCCGACAACCAGCAGACGTTGCAGGACTGCCTGGACGCCGCCACCACCGAGATGGACCGCATCCTGACCGACGCCCTCCTGGTCACGCCCCTGGACACGCCGACCACGGGGCTGCTGGCTCGGGTCAACGTGAACCGGGCCGTCGAGTGGTGGAAGGCACCCGCCGCCTACAACGGCGGGGTGGGTACGGTCGACATCGGCGTGATGACGTCGCCCACCACGGGCTTCGGACGCCACGCCGCCATCCTCTACACCTTGACGGCTACCGGAGCGTCGGGAGTGGCGTGATGCCATGAACCTGCTGGAGGCCCGAGACAAGCTGGCGGCAGTCCTCGCCCCCGTGCTGGACACCGACCCTTACGTGCAGTCCTCGTTGGTCGACAGCATCGAACCCCCCGCCATCCTGCTGGGCTGGGGCGAACCGTGGCTGGAGCCGATGGGCATGTGCCAGACGACCGGGCGCATCGTGGCGACCTGCGTCAGCGGGCGCATCCAGCCGGGCGAGGGACTGGCGACCCTGGAGTGGCTGGTCGACTACGTCCTCACCCGAGTCCAGGCCGACCAGCCCAACTGGACGATGGAAACGGTGACCGGGCCTCGCATCTTCCTGATCGCCAAGACCAACTACCTGGCCTGTCGGGTGCAGTTCAAGGTGATCCTGGATGGCTGAGGTCGAGGTCACCGGGGCCGAGCAGGCTGGGGCCGACATCGCCCAATGGGCCAGCCAGCTACCGGCCGACATCAGCGACGACCTCCGGGGGTTCGGCAACGAACTGGTGTCGATCCTGTCGTCCAAGCAACCCCACATCTCGGGCACGCTGGCCGGGTCGGCGGAACTGGTGCCCAGCGAGGTCGACACGTTCTTCGGCCTGGCGCTGGGCCGGGAGGTGGTCTACGCCGGGTGGGTCGAGTTCGGCGGCGCACGGGGCCGGGATTACGTCCCGCAAGGTCGCACCGTCTACCCCACCGCCATCGTGGCCGAGGGCCAATACGACCGCCTGGTCGAGAAGGCCACCCAGGACAGCATCAACCGATTCCCGTGGCACCAGGCCACGTCCTGATAGTCGACTATCCGCCTGAGGAGGCGACCGCATGACCCTGACCGACACCCACCCCGAGGCTGCCGCTGCTGGCGACCCCACGCCCGTCCCGGCCGCACCGCTGATCCTCAACGACGCCTACTTCGAGATGAACGGCGTCAACCTGCGCTGCCTCGTCCAGCACCTGGAGGTGTCGCCCGAGGTCAAGCAGGTCACGGTGACGAGCTTCTGCGCCGAGACTGACTATCCGGGGGCCATCAAGTGGCACTTGCGGGTGACCTTCTACCAGTCCTTCGACACCGGGGCCACCTACGACACCTTGGCTGCCGCCTACAACGGCTACGTGGCCTCGGCCACGCCGGTCGAGTTCAAGGCCCGCCCCTACTCGTCCAGGGTGCCCGCCGCCAACAACCCGATCATCTCGGGGTTCGCCATCCCCCAGCCATTCGACATCATGAACGGGGACGCCGGGGCGGCCAGCCAAATCCAGATCGACTGGAACCTGACCGCTGCGCCCGCCGTCGATCACGGAGCGGTGGCGGCTGTAGGGGCGACCGCTGGAGCGCCGGGCTACTACACGCCCTCGGGGGCCACGACGCCCGCCAACCTGGCGGCGCTCACCGGCATCACCGCCAGCCCGGCAGCGGCTTGGACGACGGGTCAGTACGTCATCACTGGCGACTTCCTGGCCGCTCACTGGTCGGGCAGCGCCTGGGTGGCCGGTAAAGCGTGATGACCGACAGCAACGGCAGCGTGGACGCCAGCGTCACCGTGGGCCAGATGGTCGCCGCCGCCGACCCCAGCATCCCGCTGCCCGTCGAGGTGGCGGTCACGCTGGCCTTCGTCAAACGCCTGCCCACCCAGCGCCTCCTCGATTCCCTGGCCCACATCGACCCCACCCCCTTCGGGGAGCTTCAGGAGCAGCGACCCAGCCAGGTGCTGGCCTTCCGGTGGCTGGTGCGGGAGTTCCCCGGCCGGGACTTCGGCTCGCTGTGGATGCACGCCTACGACGTCGAGATTGAGATTGTCGATTCGGACCCTACCTCGGCGCTCGGGCAGATGCCGTCGCTGCCTTCTGCGCCTACTACCGAATGAGTCCGGCCGAGGTCGATGAACTCCCCGACGAGGTGTGGGCGGGCATGGTGAGGCACATGCAGAAAGAGGCCGACGCCATCCGGGCGGTTAACGCCAAAAACAAGCCCAGGTAGCCCGTGGCTGGCCCGATCATCAAGGTCTGGTTCCTCAGCGACTTCTCCAAGCTCCGACAGGGAATCTCCGACGTCGGCTTGGCAGCCAAGACGGGTGGCGCCTCACTCAAGGACGCCTTCACCCCGGCCCTGGCCGTCCTCAACCGCAGCGGAGTCCTGGGACCGTTCCAAGAGGCGCTGAACGGCGTCGGGGAGGCCATCGGCCAGGTCAAGGACCACATCCACGACCTGCCCCTGGCAATGGCTGCGGCCGGTGCCGGGGTGGCCGGGGTCGGGGTGGCCCTGAGCGCCCTCGGCTCCAAGGACCAAGCCGCCCACCAGCAGTTGCAGGCAGCCGTCGCCGCCACCGGCAAGTCCTACGAGGACTATGCGGGCCAGGTCGACGCCGCCATCAAGCACCAGGAGAAGTTCGGCAACACCGCCGTCCAGACCCAGGACTCCCTACGCATCCTGACCCAGGCCACGGGCAATCCCACCAAGGCGCTCCAACTGCTGAACACGGCCACCGACCTAGCGGCAGCCAAGCACGAAAGCCTGACCGCTGCGGCTGGGCAACTGGGCAAGGCATACAACGGTGCGGGCCGCATCCTCAAGGAGTTCGGGGTCGCCACCGCACCGAAGGTGTCGACCGCCATGAAGGCGCTGGAAACGGCCACCAGGGGGGCGGAAACCGCCGACAAGTCCCTGGCGACAGCCAAGCAGCACCTGTCCGACGTGCTGACGCTGGAATCCGCCAAGGGCAAGATCACCCTCAACCAGCAGATCGCCTTGCGCAACGCTCAAGCAGGCTTGGCGAAAGCGCAGAAGGATCAGGCCAATGGAGTCAAGGGAGCGGCCACCGAGGTAGCTGCTGCGCAGCAACGACTGTCCGACACGCAGGCCAGGGTGGCGGCGAGCACCCACCTGACAGCAGGCGAACAGATCAAGCTCAGGGACGCCCAAGCCAAGGTCAGGGACGCCGCAGCCAACGCCACCGCCGCCCACGGCAAGCTAACGGCGGCACAGAACACCGCCAAGGTCGCCGCCCACGGCCAAGACACCACCATGACGGAACTGTCCAAGAAGCTGACCGGCCAAGCATCGGCTGCGGCCGACACCTTCGGCGGCAAGCTGAGCGCCCTCAAGGCCAAGGCCGAGGACAGCATCGCCACCTTCGGCCAGCGCTACGGCGGGGCACTCCAGGCAGCCGGGGCGGGCATGGCCGGACTGGGTGCGGCCCTGAAGATCGGCCAGGGTGCGATGGAGGCAGCCAAAGCGGCGGCGCTCGGCACCCGCATCGAGCTTGGCCTCCTGTCGGCCGGGACCAAAGTCGCCGCCGCCGCCCAATGGCTGCTGAACATTGCGATGGACGCCAACCCGGTGGTGCTGATCGTCATAGCGATTGCGGCCCTGGTCGCCGTCATCATCCTGGTGCTGGTCAAGACCGGGCTGCTGAAGGATGCCTGGAACGACCTCAAGAAGGTGGCCGACATCGTCTGGCACGGCATCCTCACTGGCGTGCAAGCCATCTGGAACTGGATCAAGGCCAACTGGCCGCTCCTGCTCGGCATCCTGCTCGGACCCATCGGCCTGGCCGCAGCGCTCATCTACAAATACTGGGCACAGATCAAGGCCGGGCTGGTCGACGTCTGGAACTGGATCAGGACCGTTTGGGGCACGGTCACCAGCTTCCTGATCGCACCCATCCAGGCTGCCATCCACTGGATCGCCACCGCCTGGGGGGCGGTGACCTCGACCATCTCGGGCGTG